CTGCCCCCGACATTCACCGAGACGGACACCCCGTTCCGGCCCACCTTCCTGCTGCCTGTGACGAACCGGGCGAGAGAGGTCGCGCGGCCCCGAGCCGTGATTTCAGCTTCGAGCCTGTTCGGGCTGGCGAAGCCTCCGACATAGAGCCGGTCTTGGCTTGGGGAGACGTACTGCGCGGGCAGGTTGACCTGTCTGCGAACAAGGTCCGCAATCTCTGACCGCGTGTCGCGGGTGACCCGGTTGATGGCCCTGCTGGCCGCTACGCGAACGACCTGCGTGTCAATGCCTTCGAGGTCGGCTTCCACCCCGTCGAAGAAGAAGGCGAACTGGTCTGCCATGTCATGCCCCGATCACAGAGCCATCTGGGAGGGTCCTGCCGTCGAGGTCGCTGGCCGAGGCCCTGACTACCTCGCAGGTGATCGTCAGGCCGTCCACAGGCAGCGTGTTGTCCACGAAGTACCCTTCGGTCGCTGTGAAGACGACAAGGGCCGTGCGGGGCGGAACGGCGACGTCTTCGAACAGGAAGACCACGGTTTCTTTCCGGGTCTGGGTTTCCGCGTAGGAGAGGTTGGTTCCGGCCAGATCGCCTGCCTTCTCGGGGACCGAGTGGGCGCGGGCCGTGACGGCCACGAAGCCCCCCGGCGCGTCATAGGGGCTGGCATAGTAAGACGCGGGCCGACTCATAAAAGAGTGCAACCCGCGTCGAGCGTTTTCCTTGATGGCTGTGATGCCTTCGGGCACGTTACACCAGATTGTCGGCGTCGGGATCGGCGTCGGGATCGGCCTTGGCCGCTTTCTCGTCTTCGTCCAGCTTCTCGTCAATGCGCTTCTGCATTGTCTCGGGCTTCATGTTGCCCGGAGCCGCCTTGCCGAAAACGCGCATGAAGTCTTCACGCAGCGCCTCGTCGCCCACAGGGCCAAGGTCGTCATCCGCGTCGTCAGTGCCGTCCGAAAGATCGACCAGTGCCGCGCCGGTCAGGCGAGCAATGTCTTCCTTGGTACAGGCCCGTGCGGCCTTCATGGACACCAGTTCGTCTTCGACCTTTTGGCTCGGTGCCTTGAAGATCGTGTTCAGGGCGATGATCTTGGTGACGGGCGGCTGGCGCTTGATGCCCTTCGAGGCGTCAGCGTTGACCCCGGGCTTGATTCCCATGTGGATTTCGGTGATTGCGATAAGTCGTTTCATTGGGGGTCCCCATTTGGTTGAAGCCGCTAGGCCGGTTGATGGGCAACCGGCCTAGTCGTTGGTTTATGCGTCGTTCAGAACCCGTGCCCGCATGGTGGCGTTGGGGTTCACCGGGACCATCAGAGGCGCGCTCTGAGTCATGATGAACGTGGCCGAAGGGTCCTTCTCGGGCCACATTTTCGGGAACACCGGAGCCGACACGAAGTTCGCCTCCACGTCCTGAATCGCGCCGAAGCAGCGGATGCCCTGCACGTTCGGGCCTGTCAGAACGATGTCGCGCGGGTCCATGAAGGGGACAAGCGTGCCATCGTTCAACTCGTAATAATCCGAGTAGACATAGACGTCGAGGGTGCCAGACAGACGCCCAACGTACTCGACTTCCAGACCTTCCATCAGGCCGAGGTTCAGGTTCATACCGTTGTTGGACGGGCGGTAGTCCACCTTCAGCAGTTCCCGGATTTCGGAGTCCTGACGCATGACTTCCCATGCCTCGGTGCCGACCGTGATCCGGTTGGTGACGCCGCCGTACTTGGCCATGCGGGTCATCTTCCGCCAGCCTTCGATGTTCTCCAAGATGGAGACGCCCGACTGGTCCCAACGGTTCGCGCCTGTCAGCGAGACGGTGTGCCCCGCAGCGCGTTTGAAGTCCACGACCGTCTCGGGATACGCCTCCCCGACCAGCGTGACCATGCCGTTCTGCACGGCCTCGGAGGCCAACCATTCCCAACGGCGTTCAATGCCCTTGCGATGCTCGTTCAGGATGTCTGCAACGAGCAGGTTGTAGCGGGCCTGCGGACTCATGTTGGTCGCGAAGTTCAGTTCGCCCATACCGGCGAGCTTCTTGATGACTCGGCTGGCCGACACGGCGTCCTTAGGCTTGACGTAGGCGGGCTTGACCTGCACACGCTCTTCCGCTGCCGAGGACATGGGGCGACCCTGCACAGTCGGCACGACCAGCGGCGCGAGCTTGCGCTGCGAGGTCAGGCGGCTGAAATCGACATACTCGGTGTCGAAGTTGATCTGCTGCGGAAAGCAGAGCGACAGCCAGTAGTTCGACGGCGGGGTCGTGACTTCCCGGTCGTAGAACGCGCCGATCAGGGCGCGTGTGCTGTAGATGGAGTTGTCGAGGGCCATATTTCCTGTTCCCTTGTTCGTGAACCTTCAGGCGATCTGGCTTACGCCAGCACACCGTCCGAGTTAAACGGGTTTGCGCCGAGGATGAAGTTCACGTCCTTGACAGTGGACACGCTGAACGCAGTTTTCTTCAGTGCGTCCGTGGTGAACGAAGCGTGCCAGACCAGCGCGTTGATGTCCACATGACCCGAGGTCATAATGGTCACGTCCATCGTGTCGCCATCGGCAACGAAGATGGGGTAGCGCGTGATACCAGCGGCGTCAGAGAACGCCGGGTCGGGATCATCATAGGGCGTGTAAACGGCCAGCCCGCCATCCGCCGCGATGACGGAGTTGATCGCGATGTCGATGTCCGCACCGGACGCCGTGAGCGTGATCGTCTTGAAGGTCGGCGCAGGGGTGTCCTGAAGCAGAAGCTCAGTCGCATTGCCCCAAGTCTCCGAGTCGTAGGCGGCAATGCCCGGAGCGCCGTGAGTGATTGTATTGTCGGCCATGTGGCCCTCCTATCAGCATCGCCGGTCAACCCGGCCTTGGTCAGTTACGCGGCAGCGGTGCCCCGGAACACTTTCGCAGCGCCAACAATCGAAGCTGTCGCCTTTGCGTCATCGTCAAGCTCTTCGCCACCGGAGCCGCCTTCAGCGCCCACATCGGGGGTGCCTTCGTGCTGCATGTGGTCGTCGAAGGGTGTGCCTGTCGCCTTGGGCTTGGGGGCCGGGGCCGGGGCAGCGTTTTCTTTCGGCAGTTCAGCCAAAAGCGAAACGGCCATGTCGGCGTCGAGGCCCTTTTCGACCATCGCAGCAGCGGCCTTGGGGCGATCCTTCGCCTCTTCCGACTGCATGATGGTGGAGCGGCGGTTGCGTTCTGCGGTCACGCCCTCACTCTTTGCTGTGGCAGCAGCGGTTTCGCCCTCTGCCTTGGCAGCGGCAACAGCCGCGTCGAACTGTTCTTGGGTATAGTCGGCCATTTTGTCGTCCTCTGCTGTGGTGGCCGTTCCGCTCTCGAAAGCAGCCATTTCGTCTTCCAGTGATCCGACCTTATCGGCAAAACCGTTCTCGGTCGACTCCGTAGCGTCGAAGGTCAAAGCCTCGGTGTCCCGAACGGCCTTTTCGTCGATGCCTCGGTTCCGTGCCACGGCTGCGGTGAAGTTGCCGTAGATGCGGTCGATTCTTACCTGAATACGGTCTTTTACCGAATCAGGCAACGGCTCGTATGAGTTGCCATCGACCTTGTGAGCACCGGCAAAAATGTATGTGACCTTCACGCCCATCCTGTTGAGGGCTTCAGACATATCGACGTGCATGGTGACGACGCCGACAGACCCCGTGCCGCCCGACCGGGTGACGGTCAGGTCTTGGCCTGCGGACGCCAGCGCGTAAGCCGCCGAATAGGCGTTGTTCGCGGCGAAGGCCCGGATCGGCTTCTGGCTCCGCGTGTCGTACACCTTGTCGCCGCACTCGAAGCAGCCTGCGACTTCGCCACCGGGGCTGTCCACGACCAGCGCGATCCCCTTGACAGCAGGATCGGCCACGCCCCGTTCGATGGCTTTTTCGACGTATTGGTATCCGGTCGCCCAACGCCCGAACTGAAACGAGAACTTGTTCAGGAGGACGCCTTGAACCGGAATCTGCAAGATGCCGTTCTTGACCGAGTAGGGGCGGTACGGGTGAGACGCGCCATCGCTGCCCCACTTCCAGAACTCTTCGTCAGGGCCTGCCCGAGCGTTCAGGAGCTTCTGGCCCTCGTCGGACATGAAGGCGTTGAGGCTGGCGTTCACCATCCCGATCTGGGTCGGGTCGATCAGAACGGGGTTTCCCGCGAAGGCTTCTGCGAAGACATTACTGTTCATTCTGTTGCTCCACGCCGCCGCCAGCTTTCTCTTTTTCTTCATCAGGTTCGCGCGCCGACCCGCTGGCCGCGTTCACGCTGTTGTCTTCGTAGAGGTCGATGCCGCGATCTGCGCGGTCCTTCGTCTCCCGTTCCAACTGTGCATAAACCTTTCGCCAATCTTTGCCAAGCCGTGAGAGTTCGTCCTCATGAGTCGACAGGCCGTACTTGATCCGAAGGACCGCAGCCTGAGTCTCCTTCAGTTCGTCAATCTGCGCCCGCGCCGCCCCGATCCAGCTACAGTTCGACAGCGCGTCGAACATGAGGTTCAGGTAGTTGTTGGTGTAGAGCTTGGCCGCATCGGCGGAAGAGAAGTTGTCCAGCATGTCGTTGTTGATCGCCTCTTCCAGCCAGAGCCGGAAGACGTGGTTGGCGAACGCATCCGCGATGATCTTCTTCCGGCTCTGCATGTATCGGTAGGTGCCCGACATCGCAGCCTTGGCCGAGGAATAGTTGGTCGATGAGAAGTCGCGGCTCAGTTCCTCGTAGGACACGCCGAGGGTCGCCGCGATGTACCGCAGCAGGGACTTCTCGAAGTCCTGACCGACCCCACCGGGGGAGCCTGCTGGACGCATTTGCAGCTTGGTTCCGGGGAACAGGTAGGGGACCTTCACCCCGTCGATCATCATGTTCTTGGACGCGCCGACATACTGATTGATAGCCGCCAGATACTGCGTGGCATAGGCGACCGTGGAGTCAGCGGTGGACGTCGCGCCAAGCTGCGCGTAGACCGCCTGTGACGGAAGCTCCGACTCGATGCTGGCCGCGTACATGGCGTTGACCACGGCGTTCTGAAGGGTCACGTCGCGGAACTTGCGGGTGATAGAGATTTCCCGCAGACCGGCCACGATGTCCGCGACCGCGCGGGTCTGGTCCACGCGCATTTGCTCCCGCAGATAGATCACCTGCTGGCGTCCCCACTTCGTCTTGAAGGGTACTTCCTTCCACCAGTTCTCCCCGTTCGTTGCGGGCATCTGGTAGTCCATCGGGTGCGCGACCCGGATGAAGGCGCTCAACTGGCGACCATATTTGTCGTGCCGGATGCCGCCTCGGACCCGCGTGTCGTGCATGCTGGTGTAGGGCGTCGAGAGGCGGTCAGGATCGACCAACTGGATCGCCGTCTTGAACTCCCGTCGCCGGTCGCGCATGTACTCTGCCGTCGCCAGCATTTCGCCGCCAAGGGACGCCACGCCTACAGCGAGACGGACCAGCCCGGTCAGGTCGTTCTGGCCGGAAGCGTCCACCCAATTCATGGGGCTTGTCGCCCAGAGGGTAAACTTGGCCTCGACCTCTTCCTGAAACTTCTCTGCCCACGCTTCGGTCATGCCCAAGACTTTCCAGTCGGGCTTCGAGTTGAGCATGTAGAAGGTCCCGACGATGGAGTCCTTCTGGATGTTGGAGCCAGCTTGCACATAGGCGTCATTGCGGGCAAGGTCGCGACCCCGCGCGTCGAGGATGCCCTTGTTCGGCAGGATGTCGAGGTCAGCAGATTGAAGCGGCGGCGACCAATCGGCAATCTCCCGGTCGAACCGCGCCGCGCCGTCATACGCCCCGCCGAAAGCCATCGGCCCCGTCTGTGGCCCGTGGACCAGTTCGTCAATCTCCCGAAGCTCTGCCGGGGAAATCATGTCATTCATCGCACCATCCACGGTTTCATTGGTCCAGTGATCCCAAGGGACACGCCGAGCAGGACCTTCAATTCCATGATGTACGCCCGGAGAGCGTCCTTGGAGTTGAGGTTGAACTCGACGCGCTCCCCGTTCTGATCAACGTAGACTCGGGCCTGCTGCCCGAGCATCAGCGAGTGGTAGGCCGTCGAGGCTTCGGTGAGCCGCGTGGTATAGAGGGTTCGTTCTTCTGCGGTCAGAGCCATGTTCTACGCCAAATTCTTTGCCAGATCACTCAGACTATGCCGGTTTTTCGGCGCTGCGTCGAACGGTTTCTCTTGCTCCACAGGATGGAACACGAGGTCGTTCTGGTCCCATTCCGCAGCCCACGATGGCACGTCTTCCTTGTCCATGTATTCCATATTGATCTGCGGGGTCAACGTCCCGGCGATGCAGTAGGTCAGCAGGTCCCAAGACTCGTTGTGGTATCCGCGTGGGTTGAGCCACCCTTTTGCCGCGTCTTTGACCTCGACCGTCAGTTCGATATAGAAATTGTCGTCCAGCCAATCCGGGAAGTAGAACCGGCCTCCACGCTCCATGCGGTCGAGCCGGTGGTCCACCATATCCTTCAGCGTGTTGGGGTTCAGGAACAGGACGGGGATTTCCCCGCGCGCCCCGGCGTTCCGGTCTTTCCGCTGAGAGTCAGGGAAGCTGATCTGGACGCGCGGCGCGGCCTTGACCGACGCACCCTTCACCAGCAGGAAGCGCCCCGCCATGCCGGGGGTCCAGTCGTATTCCGCCTCATCCGTGTTGGCCGCGCCCTCGGGGTCGCCGTACCGGAGCCAGCGGTAGAAGCCATAGGCGTTCGCTGTGACGCCCTCACGGCCCCCTGAGTCACAGAGGGTCAGCTTGACAGCCATGTGACGCCCTGACCCGTCCGACAGAGGGTATGACGCCCCCATGACCTGTTCCGACAACAGCTTGAAGTCCTCGGGGTACGCGCCGGGGTTCACCCAGAGCGTCTCCCCGTCCGCGTCCTTGCGCTTGGACTTCTTGATGTCGAAGCGGTCGATCACATAAATGTCCCCGTCGATGGTGACGCCATGCACCTGCGCCACGAAGCGGTGCTTCTGGACGTCCACAGTCGCGATCAGGAACCGGACGCTGGCCGGGACCACGCGGAACCCCAGAGGCCGCGCCGTGGACTTGATCGTCTCGGGCACCCGGTCGTTCGCCATCGACTTCGGGACATAGGCGTCCCCTTGGTCGGTGTTCACTGTGGTCTTCAGAGACTCTTCAGAGCCGCTGCTTTCGTAGTCCGCGTTGGCCGACAGCCAGTTGAACACGAGGGTCTTCCAGTCTGCGAACGCAGCCGCCACCCCCTTCAGCCAGAAGCTGGCGATGGTCGAGCGGTTCCGGTTGCCGTGGAGCAGACCGTCAGGCCCCCACGTCATGCCGTCAGGCACCCACATGCCCCCTCGGTTGAGGCCGATCTTCCCCGGCTGGCCGGGGCCGGGGCTGTGCTGGAACTCAAATTCACAATGGGGGCAGACCATGACGGCAGCTTCAGCGGCCTCCATGAAGTCCGCTGAATCGGGATACCGGAGCAGGCTGAACTCAGGCTCGAACTTCCCGCCGCAAGAGATACAGGCCCACTGCCAACGGCGTCGGTCGCCCCGGTTGTAGAGCGACAGAATCCCGCGTGTCGGGGGAGCCTCGTGCGCAGACTTCCGGGTCCACTTGGGGTTATCGACCGCGTAGCCGGGGGACGACTCAGCCGCGCACATCATGTTCCGCCCGAACGTGGTGCCCCGTTTCCGCGCCAGATCGAAGGCGCTGCCCTCCCCGTCGATGTCGTCGGGCATCCGGTCATAGTCGGTCAGGAACAGGCGCGGGATCGGCTTGCCCGACAGTTCGTTGATCGTGGGCCAAGAGAGCGTCAGCATCATACCGGATCGGTAGTGCTTGTCGTAGGTGTTGTCGGCGCTTTTGCTGGGGGCCAGAAGCCCCCCGATTTCGTGCGAGTGCCTGTGCATCCGGTCAACCCGGCGCATGGAGAAGTCGCGCGCCGTGGACTGTGAGGTCTGGACCAACATCATGTCCGCAGGATCGCACTTGGCCGAGTACGCCAGCCAATTCAGGAACATTTCGGTGTTGTGGGTCGGCACCATTGCTTCACCCGCAAGGAACAAGTGATCCTCGGAGTCCACACCGATGCACCGAACAGGGACGCTCGGGACGCGCGTGATTGACTGCACGAAACGGTGCCCTGTTTCCCCCGGACGTGCGGGTGCGGTCTTTGACACCAGATCGGCCTTTCGGGGGAAGGAGAAGGCTTCGTCCCCGGAGTAGATCGTAAAGAGGACCTGCCACGAACCGTTGTAGTCATTCGGGACAAACCGGGATCGAACCTTGTAGCCAAGGCTGCGCGCCAACTCGATATACTGGTCCCGCAGAACGGGATCGACTGTTGTGATCGACACGGACCTCTTATGGACGCCATAGAGCGTTCCATCCGTGTCACAGATGCCCCGCAGAAGCTCCCTCCGTTGCCCCTCCGACGCCCGAAGATACTCAGGAGGGACGCGCTTCCCCATGCCAGCCCCCAGCCCCATCGTGGACAGGTATTGGTCAATCCAGACCCCATCCGGGCCAGACACCCCGAGAGCAAAGCATCGGTGCAGGGCCGAAGGCTTGTAGACGCGGCTCTTGTACCCCCGGCGGGAGAGTTGTTCTGCCATCTGGTCCGCGTCTTCCCGACCGACAGCGATATAGCCGTTCAGTTCCGATCCGTCACCGATCCAGACCCCCAGCACATAGGGGTCGATCAAAAGATCGTCGCGTTCAGGCAGTTCCAAAGCGGCAGCCGTTGCCACCGCGAACCGTGCCCGGCCCCCTTGACGAACGCCCGCGTCCACCATGTCCTGAGTCGTAACGACGCGCTGCCAACCCGAGACGCAGTTGCGAACCGCCCACTCATGGCCTGCGTCCGCGATGATCTTCGAGCCATCGTCAAACGCGACCTCGTAGCAGACGTGATCCTGCTGCACGGGTTGGACCAAAACGACTTTCACGGGCGACCCGGTAGAACCAAACACCCAATCCCCTACGTCTAGCGCCCCCATTGTCGTCCAGCCCGAGGGCGTCGGAACGGGGGTGTCCAGAGCAAGCGACTTAGCGCACTGTGCTGGACCGGCGAACACGAAGCCCGTGTACTTCAGGCTTTGCAGGGTGTTCATAGGCTCGATCAGGTACGGCGTCAGGTCGTTCTTCAGCGGACCCACATAGGCTCCGGGGTTGTTGAGGTAGCGGTACTTCTCCGCAGCCTCTGCGACCGTCAGGCGCTCGGGAGGGCGGGCGCTGGCCGCGCTCTCCACGATCAGGGATTCAAGCGTCGTGTGGGTCATACCAAGTCCTCAATATCTCTTTCGATCTGGGAGTCTTCGTCCTCATCCCACGGCTCGGGATCAGGGCTGTTCTCATCCATGATCTGTTCGATGCGTTCAGTCTCTCCGAACATTTCCTTGATTTCATCGACGCTCGGGCCGGTCGCGTTCTCCTGCATCTGCTTGATCAGCGCCTGATACAATTCGGCCTGAAGCGCGTCGGCCATCGTCATAATGATCGCGCGCTGCTCGTCAGTGACCTCGACCTGCCGTTCGATGGTTTCGACCCAAAGCTGGATCGTGAATTTCATGTTCTGGAAGGTGCCCCCGAGGACCTCCCTGATCTGCTCCGTTCTCCAAAGCTGACCGGCCTTCTCTTCCCACTGCTGGCGCTTGAGAAGAGCGTCCCAGACCGCCGTTTGAAGCTGCGCCGGGAGGTCGTTCTTCTTGAGCGACTTCATGTATTCCCGCGTGGAGTATGCCGGGGCCACAAGGAACCTTGCCGCCACCTTCAGGTCATAGAGTCGGACCTGCATCTTCTCGCCGCGCTTGCGCGTGGTCCTGACCGGGCAGTTGCGCAGCCGGTGCCTGACGGTCGGCTCATTCATGTCGAAGGCTTCTGCCAGCCACGCCACAGTCACCCCCTTCGTTTGGGGGTTCGTGGTGTAGCCGCGAACGTCCGTGGCCTGAAGGTTTGACTGCACATGCAGATCAAGCCGCTCGGCGGTACTCATGGCCATATGCCACCCCTTCCAGTCTTGCCTTGACCGCCGCTTTGATGCGGTCTTCTGTTACCTTTCGATCCCGAAGGACCGGCAGGATCGTTTCGTCTGCCGTGCCACGGGCGATGATCCTATGGAGGAAGACTCGGTCTGCCTGCTGCCCGGATCGGTGCAGGCGTTTGATGAACTGCTGGTACAGTTCGCTCGACCAAGTAAGACCATACCACACGGCGATGTGCGAGCTATGCTGAAAATTCAGACCGTGCCCTGCGCTGGCCGGGTGGGTCAGCATCATCGAAATGCGGCCCGCGTCCCAATCCCGTTTGTCGCTTTCCCGATCCCCGAAAAAACGGCACTGCGGGAACTTATTCAGGATCGCTGCCTTGTCGAACTGGAAGCTGTAGGCGACCAGAACAGGCTGGCCCGCCGCCTCGACCATGATGGATTCGAGGGCCTTCAGTTTCTCGTCATGGACCTTGACCGCGTTGCGCGGCAACCACTTCTCGGTGTCCTCATCAAACTTGGCGTTCTCGTACAGCGACCCGTTGGCGAACTGAAGCAGCTTGCCGGTCAAGACGCCCTTGTTGACGGCCTCGACAACCTCCCGCTCCCCCCACCTGTTGAGGATGTCGATGGCCGCTTCTGCCTCGAATTTCCGGTAGCGATCCATCGCCTTGTCAGGCAGGTTGACCATGTGATCGACCTCGACCAGCGGCGGCAGCTTCAGGTAATCTTCTTCCTTCAGGCTGAAGAAGCGGTCCTTGATCAAGCCCATGATTTCGCCTTCAGCACCCTCCCGCGCCTTGACGCCGTACTCGTACTTGGACCCGATGAACCAACGCTCTTTGTAGGCGGTCATGGAGTCCCCGAGGCGCTCCCCCTTGTCCACCGCATACATCGGTCCCCAGAGGTCGATCAGGCCGTTCGGCGCGGGCGTACCGCTCAAGCCGACGAACTTCTTGGTCTTGTGCCTGATCTTCTGGATGACCCCAAGCTCGGTCAGGGCCTTGAAGGCGACAGTGCCATCCTCACGGGCCTTGGGCTTCGTGCGCTTGCGGCCTCCCTTCAGGCGGCTCACTTCGTCGTAGACGATCATGTCGAAGGGCCAGCGCCTGTACCCCATGTAATTCAGGAGCCAGAGCCAGTTCTCCCGGTTGACGATGGTGATGTCCACCTGCCCACCCCGGAACGCAGCCTTGCGCTGGTCCACCGTGCCGGTGACAATCCGGTAGGTCAGGCCCCGGCTGAAGGCCCACTTCGCGATTTCCTCGGACCAAGTATGCTCTGCGACCCGGAGCGGAGCGACGATCAGGACCTTCCTGACCTCACCGGACGCCAGCAGATCGGCCACGGCCTTCAGGACGGAAGCAGTCTTGCCGAGGCCCATTTCAGCGCCGAGCAGGATGCTTGGAAGCTCCTTGATCTTGCCAACCATCCAGTTCTGGTAGGGCCGCAGGTCCTTGGCCCCGAGGATCAGGGGGGCGCGGCCATGCACCAGTTCCAACGCCTCAAGATCACACAGGAACTTGGGCATCTTGGCGACAGGGTGTGCCTTGCGAAAGCTGCTCGGGAGAAAGGGTGCGCTCACGGTTTACCGATCCCCAGAACGTGCAGCGCATCTGCCGCGCTGTCACAGACATGCACTTCCAGACCGGCGGCTCTCATCGCTTGGTGTTCCCTGTCCTGATGGGGTTCTGCCGTTCCGCCGGTCTTCTTGAACTCGATGAAAATGATCCCGTGCCCGCGCTTCGCAAACACCCGATCCGGCGCTCCGTTATGGCCGGGGAACGACAGCTTCCTCACCCAGAACCCTGCGGCCTTCGCACGTCTGACCACATAGCTCTCCATCGCAATTTCATTGGCCATCGTGAACCCTCCGTTAATCTTTCGTGAACACGCGGGCTGTCATGCCCTCTGAACCGAGCGGCAGATCGCGCGCCCACCAAGGCTGCTCTTCCATGCTGTCGATCAGGATTTGCAGGTGGTCCTGCGCCCGCTCTTCCGCGACCAGCCCCAAGATTTGGTCATGGACGTGAAGGCGCATGTCGATCCCACGCTTCTCCGCGATCTTCATACCGTGGGCCAGCAGGTCGCGGCTGATCGCTTGGTCGCAGTTCTCGACGATCTTGCCGGGGGTCGTGTGGATTCGGACCCATTGCTTCTTGTCGTTCATGCCCTCGTAGGTGAGCGTTTCCCGCATTTCGCCCCACGGGGTCTCCCGCATTTCGAGGCGGGGGCGCAGGTAGTAGAGCGGGCGATTGGACGGCAGGATCATGCGCAGGTAGACGCCCTTGCGGTCGAACCGGAGGATCGGGCCACCGGGCATCTGGCAGGACGTGGGTTTGCCCGTCCTGACGCACTTCTTGGCCGCGCGTTCCAGAGCGTACCAGTAGTTTTTGACCTCCACGAACTCCCGGCGGAAGGTGTCGATGCTGTGCTTGGAGTCCTCGACCGTGAAGTGCTTCACGCCCATGTTCCACGCATAACCAAGCAGGCCGGTGCCTTCTATCTCGCCTGTCTGCCTGTTCTCCCGGCTCTCCCCCGGCCCCATGCCGTAGCCTGCGCCCAGAGTCCCCGGCTTCGCGATGGTCCGCTTCGACTTGTCCTTGAGGACCTTGTACTGGTGGTAGAGGTCCTCATAGGGCTGGCCGTAGAGGTACGCCGCGAACGCGATGTAGGGGTCACGGTTCTTCCTGAAGACGTCCAGAATTTTCTCGCATCCAGAGAGCCAGCCCAAAACCCTGTTTTCGATGGCGTTCAGGTCGGCGTCGATGAAGAGCATCCCTTCAGGGGCCTGCGCGGTCGAGCGCAGCCCGGAGGCCAAGACCTCAAACTCATCGCCATGCACCAGCCGCAGAGCGGGCAGGGACAGGTGTTCCAGCGCGTCCGCGACCTCTGGCTGCATATCCTCCAAGCGACCGGCTGGACGGGGCAGGTTCTGCGGCTGGTAGATGCGGCCCGCCCACCGGCTGGTCCGTGAAGCGCCGTTCATCTGAAGGACGTACCGGAGGTTGCCGTCATCGTCCGTCGCCCGCTCAAGGGCATAGTATTTCTTGATGGAAGTCTTCGAGGTCTGAAGCCTCAGTTCAAGGACGCGCTTCAGGGAGTTGGACGACCGATACGCGAAGAAGGATTCGTCGTCCCAATGCTCGGGTTTCTTGTCGAAGTATTCCAGCGCCGTTTCGATGTGGCCCTTCTTGCAGTCTTCGAAAAAGTAGCCGTTTTCTTGGAGCCAAGGCAGAAGCTGTTGCAGGCTGTTGGGGTTCGCAAGGCCCGTAATTTCGGCCATTTCTCCGAACGCCCCGCAGCCCGGTTCATCCGCTGTCGGCAGACTCCCGCAGGCTTCCTCGTAAAGCCGGATCGCGTTGCGCACCATGCGCTGATTGATCGGCAGGCCCTTGGCGTTGATCCGCTGGTCGAGGAACCAAAGGTCCCACTCTTCCGGGGGCATGGGGTAGGTGCGCCGCTTGACGCCCATTTCCGCGATCACGTCCGTCTTGTTGTATTGAAGGTATTCCTTCCACGACACGAAGTCTTGGTGCCACATCACCCGCGTCCGCAGATCGCGCTTGGTGGGCTTCCGGGGCATGGAGAACTTGCGCATCAGGGCCTTGCCTTTGCGGTCCTTCTGCTTGTCGCTAGGGAGGTCCACGACCTCTGCCGCCTTCTCCAACTTCCCCGGTAGGGAGTTGTGCAGCGCCTGAACCATCGTATCGCGCCAAGACTCGACCTTGACCGGCATACCCAGACAATTCTTGCTGATCTGCATTTCGAAGGGTGCGTTCCACGCCCACTTCAGGATGCGGTCGTCCAGCATCCCGTCTTCGAACTGCGCGGGCATGTCTTCGCCCTCTGCGGGCACCCACTGGTCCACGTCTTCGCTCATGTCGAAGGTGTACGCGGCCATCAGAACCTCTGTGGACTCATGCCTGCTGTAGACCGAGCCGCCGACATCCGGCAGCGATACCTCCGAAAAGGTTTCGTAATCCAGATTCATTTCCGTGGGGGTGGGCCGGATCAGGTGCATCACACCATTCTCTCAATCGAGGCGTCGAGAACCCGGTTCTCTGCGATAGCAAAATACTCCGGGCTTTTCTCCGCGCCGATGAACCCCCGGTCTGACAAGGCACACGCGACCCCTGTGGTGCCCGAACCCATAGTGGGGTCAAACACCACGTCGCCTGCCTCCGAATAGGACTCCACGAAGTACCTGACCATGCCTACTGGTTTCTCGGTCGGATGGTTCCCCAATTGAGAAGAGTGCTTCGGAAAACGCTGAATTGACTTAGGGAACTTCATGCCCGAAGCATCGTCTGCTGCTCTGCTCGGGTCTATGCCAGCAGTTTCAGCCGTCCTAGAACGCCCTCTGCCACCTTGAACGTGATTGGCTTTGCCTTGCACTTTTTTCGGGAAATACCGAGTCGGTTTGCGCCCAAAAACAAGCACATCCTCGTGGGTCTTCATCGGGTGCCTCTTGGCGTTCCCAAAGTTGGCCGCGTTTTCTTTGTCCCAAACCCAAGCGACTCGGAACCACTCCGGTTTGCTCGACACCAGAGCAGTAGTGAAAGGCTGAACGGCGGTAAACACCATCGCTGCGTCCTCCTTACACACCCTGCCAAGCCCCGCCCATAGAGCGTCCATGTCCAACATGGAGTCCCATTTCGCGTATGTAGTTCCATACGGAAGGTCCGCGAAAACCATGTCTACACAGTCGCTCTCCATGCGCTCCATCAAGCTCAAGCAGTTCCCAAGAAAAAGTTGGCTGTTCAGTTGCATGTTTTTTCCTCGCTAAAAAAGGGGGCCGACCCTTTGCGACCGACCCCCCTCACTCAGATGCGCGACCCGTGACCTTCGCACACCCAAATTTCGTCAGACCAGATCGTCGAGGTCCACGTCCCCGTCATCCGCGATGGAACCTTCCTCCGACACCATGTCGTCATCGAACTCTTCGTTCGGATCGACCGGGGCCGCACCGAAGGCGTCACCCTGAGCGTAGAACTGCACCGACTTGAGTTTGGCGTTCATGCGCTTGCCGTAGTCGTTGTCCTGCGCCCAGATTTCGATGACCGCGTTGACGTAGCAGCCCGAATAGGGTGCCCCCTCAGCGCCAGCCTGCGCGGCGATCCACTTGCCCGTCGCGCTATCCTTGCGGTTGGTGATCACCGAAGGCCGTTCGATCAAATTGGCGTTGGACGAAATGTAGAGTTGATCCGAATAGCCATCCCAATCCTCAAGATCGCCGTCTCGGAAATAGACCTTTTCGGGCTTCAGCTTGGGCCACTTCGACTCGCCGCCCCACGTCTTCGTCTTGGCGTCGATATTGGCGAGTTCCAGCGCCTTGCGCACCGGATACCGCTTGCCCTTGTAGACCGCGACCATCTTCTCGCCGTGCAGATCGAGGCCGTCCTTGGGCACGAAGAAGTTCGACCTCCAATTCTCCCGAACGGTGCCGTCTTCGTTGGTCTGCTTGTTCGGTTCGAACAGAGACGCGAATGAGAGCCGGGTCTTTAACAGAGTGACGCGGCCAATTGCTTCAGTTGCCATCGGTTTTATCCTTTCAAACCAGTGATTTGTAGTTGTCTTCGTCAGGGTAGTCCGCAGTCACATCCTTGAACGCTTCGCGCGGGTCTTCAGCGGGAACAAGGATAGGCTTGGCGTCACCTACATCGACGTGACGCGCATATTGTTCCCTATAAGTTCTCATGCCAACCGTTTTCTGAATGGCTGACGGTGAGAGCAATTCCTTGGGCTTGAACGCCTTGTCGCCAAGCCGTTTCGTGCAGACCACTTGGGCCTTTTTCTCGTCTTTCCATTTGCGGGGCGGATGCCTGCCCTCGACCAGCTTCATGCCGGGGACCGAGGACGAGTCCTGCTCCGCGTCGTGATACGCCTCCTTGTGAAGCTGCTCCAAAAGCCCTTCGAACATGGAGCGGTGCATCAGCAGCCGCGACCGTGCCTCGGGCGTCAGCGGGCGCTGGATGTCGATGGCGTCAAAGACCTCATCGCCCTCGGTCGCCTGAATTTCATCGAAGTCACACCCGGCAACCTCGGTCAGATAGCGCAGGCGGGCCTCACAGGTGTTGAACTGCGCAGAGGGGCAGAACTTGCACTGCTTCTCGCCGGGGTTGAACTCGACGTTCGGTGACTCGGTTTCCAGAGCGTCCCGTCTGATCTTCTCCCCTTCCACGAGGATCGTCCCCATGTCGGTCGTCCAGATGCCGCCGCCGCCGCTTCCGCGAGGCTGTTCGATCACGATGACGACTTCGATGGAGTCTTCCCACGGGGCCTCCGCGACCATCGGGTTTTCGGCGCAAAGCTGGTCTACCAGACCGGCGAAGATCGGGCGGATCACATCGGTCCAAGCGCCCAGAACGTAGAGCATCGCCTGATCGTTCATTTCAGGGTGGACCATGACCCCGGAGCCGTACTTCCAATCGAAGGCGATCACGCGCCAGTTCTCGACGTCGATGATGATGACGTCAGCCGTCCCGAATTCGTCTTCCCCGACCCACTCCCGAAGCGAGAACTTGCGCTCGACAATCGTGACCGTGTGCGGGCCTTCGTAGGACCGGATCAGGTCAAGGCCCACCCTCATCGAGTCGGCCATTTCCTGATCGAAGATGATGGCCCCGTGGCCCTCCACCGTCATCTTCGCTCCGACGAACCCCTGCGGGTCGAGGTCCTGCTCGACGCAGATCGCCGCGAACTCGTGGAAGGTCGTACCGAGGGCGGCTTCACGGCCAGCGACGTTCGGCAGACCGCGTGAGTGCTGCACGGAGGCGCGGCAGCGCCGCCACCTGTGGGCAGTGCTTGGCCCGCGTTCAGAATGCTCGCCTTTGAAGGCGTAGAGGCTGTCAACGAAACGGAGTTGCTCACGGACGCTGATCAGGAGGTCCTGCGTCGTGGGCAAGTCGATGTCGTCAAATTCTTCGTGGAGCAGTTTTGCCATCGGGAGTCACGGTCCTGTTGGTGGGGGCAGGGTCCCCCGGCCCCGCCCGAGAGCAGAACCGAGGGGTATCCAACTGGCCTTGAAGTCGGGAGGGCTGACCCGACCAGTCGAATGTCGATCAGACGAGCGAGCCGCCGTCATCCTCATCGCCGCCTTCGCCCCCGCCAAGAGCTTCGGGAGTGCGGCCTTCCATGAAGTCGTTCAGCATGTCCATCGCTTCCTCAAGCGGCTCGCAGGCCGTGAAGCGTTCAGCGCCCATGTGTTCCACGATTGCGGCCACGTTGGCCTTGGCCTGCGTCCGCTCGTCGGCGTCACCGGCCTTCATGTAGGCAACAACGGTCTTGGCCGCGTCTTCCGGCGTGACGCCTTTGGGCTTCGCGGCGGGCTTCGCGGCGGGCTTCGCGGCGGGCTTCGCGGCGGGCTTGGCTGCGGGCTTCGCGGAAGTGCCGCCCCCGGCCTTCATG